ATATAGATGATGAAGGACTGATGAGGAATAATCAAATGTACTTTACTATGAATGACAGAGTGTATGCAGGTAAGGCTTTGTTACTATCTCATGATGAGGAAGGAGAAACAACAGGTACAAATTTAGATTTACAAATGGTTGAAGATATGGTAGAATGGTTACCTGAAGGACACAAAGAAACTCCTTACATGGAGTTCGTAGCATGGAAATAATATGAATCAGAAACAAATTAAGAAACTTAGAAAACAAATCAAGCCTATTCAAATTGAATGGCTACAAACTTTATTGCCTGATGAACAAGCCACGACTATTACAGTTGATAATGTTGAGGGATTACTTCCTGAACAGACACATGCTTTTGGTCAAGGGCAATTACATATGTCATACATGACAGACAAATGGATAATGAAATACTTAAAAAAATATCCAAACATAACAACATACAAAGAACTGATGGAGGTATCAGGTAATGGATGAATACATAATAGATGTAGTAATTAATGGAGAAGCAGATAGTCTTAAGACTTGGTGTAGCTCTGTGTATTCTGCTGTAGATAGTATGGTAGGTATAGACATGGTTGAGGATATTAAAACAATCACAAGAACTTTAGATGGTAAAGTGTGGGATGTTAAAGATATGGACATTGACTACTTAAGAAACTTAAAAGAAAACATAGATGAGTCTGTGTTGTCTGATGCTTTCAAAACAATAGAGGACTTAACTCATGACTCAACACACTGATAAAGTACAGGAACAAAAAGAAAGATTAGAACAAGAAAGACTTGATAACTCTATAAAATTTATAGAGGTTAGATTTGCAGAGGGTAAGTGGACAACAGAAACTACAGGATATAATAGTGGTAAAGTTGTTACTAAATATAATGATAAAAGAAAAAAGGATAAGATAGAAAATGAAATTTAATATAAAAGATATAAACTATATAGGAATAATAATAGCATTGTTGATTGCTTTGTTTGCTTTAAACAATCAATATAAAAATGATTCATATACTAGAGTTATGAATTGTTTTAAAGATGTAGTAGATGAACCTAAATTCTGTCAAGAATTTTATAAACAATACAAGGATTAATATGAACGAAGGATTTACAAAACTAAACAAAGAACAATTTAGATACTTTGAAGATTGGTTAAGCAAACATATTGGAGAACTATATGAAAACAAGATAGCATATGAGGTGCGTTGGCAGGGTAAAGATTTTTATGTTAGACTTTGTGATGAAAGTATTTATACAATAGATGATATAATGCTTGACATTGATAAGGAACTCTGATACAATGTGCAACATGATGACGAGTAACCAAAGAACTTTAAGCCCTCTATCTCCAAATACTAAACTATTTGGTTTGGCTTCAGTCCATGACTTCGAGAGTAGTCAGCTCAAAACTCTCTCAATTTTTAACGAACTATTAACTAAACCGTAGGAGGTAAATATGATAGTAGAAGGAACTGCGTATTGGGCAAGTATTAAAGAGCCTAATACCACATTTGAACCAATGTACACAGTCAACTTAGTTGTTGATGAAGAGACTGCAAATGACTTTGCAACTCGTGGACATACCATTAAGCAGATGGACGAAGGTTCTGCTATAGTAATCAAACGTAAAGTCAATGGACCAAATGGAATGGTCAGGGTTGCACCTAGATTACTAGACCAAAACAAACAGGAAGTTAATCTTGCTGTAGGTAATGGCTCTAAGATTAGAGTACAGTACAATGAATACGATTGGGAATATGCAGGTAAGGCAGGGAAAGGTCTCGACTTACAAGCTGTTCAGATTGTAGACTTGGTGGAGTACAAGGCTCAGGACGGCTCTGAATTTTTTGATGATGACGAGGAATTTTAATATGATTATTACTATTAAAAAAGAAGATGGTGAATATGTTTATGATGTTTCCAAGATTGAAGATGAGCAAAGAAAAGCAGGTGCTAATGTGTCTATCAGTAAGATAGGCACGTTGAATGTACTTACTGAAGCTTTAAACTATGCTTCACAAGGACATCAGAATAATCTTGAGGCTGTGCTTCAAGAGAGTCCTGAAGCTATGCTTGAACATAATATAGATGAAACTGAATCGGAAGAAACTTCAAGCGAAGAGGAATCTTTAAACGAAGTATCTTAATATAACTCGGCTAGGTGTAAAAAGCCTAGCCACATTTCTAATGGAGATAGAATGCAACAAGAACGAACACAATTTATTAAACACAAATTACCCTGCCCTAAATGTAGTAGCAGTGATGCTGTATCTCTCAATGAGAATGGCTCTGCTAAATGCTTTAGTTGTAATACATTCTTTACAGATTATGACAACGAATCAACAGGAAAGGTAATTGAAATGACAAGTAAACCCAAACCCGATAACACATTTCTTACATCATACACTGGTGCTTATGGTGCTTTAACTGACAGAGGTATCTCTGAAAATACAGCAACCAAGTTCGGTGTTAAGATAGTTAAGGATAGAAACAATAATGTTGCCCAACATATTTACCCATACTTTAATGGTAGTGAAGTTGTTGGTACTAAGACAAGGTTTGTATCTAACAAAGGCTTCACATGTAATGGAACATTCGAGGACACAGGTTTGTTTGGAGAACAACTGTATGGAAATACAGGTGGTAAGTACCTGACTATTACCGAAGGAGAGTGTGATGCTATGGCAGTACATGAACTCTTCCAAGGTAAGTGGTCGGTAGTATCTTTAAAACGTGGAGCTTCGGCTGCTGTTAAAGATATACGAGAGAGCATTGAGTTTGTAGAATCATTTGACAATGTGGTTCTATGTTTTGATAATGACAAGGCAGGTAAAGATGCAGCTAAAGCTGTAGCTAAGATACTCAAGCCTAACAAAACTAGAATCATGTCGTTCCCTAATGGGTTCAAAGATGCAAACGAAATGCTTAAACAGAAGAAGTTCCAAGAGTTTACTCAAGCTTGGTGGAACTCTAAGACATACACTCCTTCAGGTATCATGGAACTATCATCTCAAAAGGCTGACTGGTTACATAGAGAAGAGAAGGAGAGTATTGCATATCCATGGGAAGGACTGAACAAAAAGTTATATGGTATGCGTAAAGGAGAACTTGTTACCCTTACAGGTGGCACAGGTCTCGGTAAGTCTAGTGTTACAAGAGAACTAGAACACTGGCTTATTAAGAACACAGAAGACAATGTAGGTATTGTAGCACTTGAGGAGAATTGGTTGAGAACTGCTGATGGTATACTATCTATCGAAGCTAACGATAGGATATATTTATCAGAGAAGCGTAAGAATTATTCAGATGATGACCTCATGGGTTTGTTTGATAAGGCTATTCCTTCAGGCAGGGTGTTCATCCACTCTCACTTAGGTGCTACTGACATTGATGATATCTTTGCTAAGCTTAGATATATTATTGTAGGATGTGAATGTAAATGGGTAATCGTTGACCACTTACATATGCTTGTCAATGTTCTCCACGAAGGAGACGAGAGACGAGGTATTGATATGTTGATGAATAGATTACGTAGTCTAGTTGAAGAGACTGGTGTAGGTATGATATTAGTATCCCACTTAAGAAGAGCAGCAGGAGATAAAGGACATGAGCAAGGTATTGAAGTATCGTTGTCCCATCTCAAAGGCTCACAAGGTATAGCACAACTATCGGATTGTGTGATTGCACTAGAGAGAAATCAACAGGCAACCAATCCCGAAGAAGCTAACCTTACCAAGGTTCGTGTACTTAAGTCTAGGTATACTGGAGACACAGGATTAGCTTGTGGTCTTAGATATAATTCTGATACAGGTAGACTGTTTGAAGTATCAGAGGAGGAAACATTTGACAATGAACAATTCTAAAATAATATTTGACATTGAAGCTGATGGCTTAGACCCTACAGTTGTTTGGTGTATCGTAGCTAAAGAATTAAATGGTGCTGTCCATAAGTTTGATAATACTCAGATAGCTGAAGGGATTCAATTCCTAGAAGATGCTGATGTATTGATTGGACACAACATCATAGGCTATGATATACCGGTCTTGCAAAGACTGCATGGTGCTAAACTCACTAACAAGTTAGAAGATACACTTGTCATGTCAAGACTATTCAATCCTATCCGTGAGAACGGACATAGTTTGAAGGCTTGGGGATGGCGTGTTGGTTGTTTGAAACAAGAGCAACCTGAAAACTTTGATGAGTTTACACCTGCTATGTTAGACTACTGTGTTCAAGATGTAAGATTAAACGAAGCTGTATATAATTATCTGATAAAAGAAGGTAAGATATTCAGTGAAGAGTCTGTTAATCTTGAGCATAGTGTAGCTAAGATAATAAAACAACAAGAGAAGAATGGATTCTTTTTCAATACTCAACAAGCTATGGAACTTCTTGCTGAACTCAAAGACAAACAGTTAAAGGTAGAAGATGAAGTACATAATACTTTCAAACCTAAACTTGTAGATGATAAGTTAGTTACTCCTTATGTTAAGAAAGATGGGGAGTTATCTAAACGTGGTATGACTGATGAAGAATACGACAGATGTATTAAGACTCAAAGCGTTGAGCCTTTCATGAGACAGAAGTTAGTTGACTTTAATCTCGGTAGTCGTAAACAGATTGGAGAATATCTTATTGACTTTGGTTGGAAGCCTGTTAAGTTTACACCTACAGGACAACCTATTGTAGATGAAGGTACTCTCAAAAAAATTGAACACATCAGAGAAGCTAAGTTAATTGCAGACTTCTTATTATATCAAAAGCGTATAGCACAGGTTACATCTTGGATAGATGAACTTAAAGATGATAGAGTCCACGGTAGTGTAATACCAAATGGTACTATCACAGGTAGAATGACACATAGAAATCCTAACATGGCACAAGTACCTAATGCAGGTAGCCCTTATGGTAAAGAGTGTCGTTCATGTTGGACTATACCT